TTGAATAGCTCCGGCGGCTGAACCAGTCCCGCTATATATCCTTATTGGAAGTGCGGTAGTGGTTTCATCTTTAATTGTAAAAGTACCATTTCCGTTATAAAGTGAAAAATCAGAATCGCTATTTGTATCTGTTAGCCATATCCGAGGCATAGTACTTTCAATCTTTATATCACCTGCAAATAAGGCGTTCTGCGAACTATTAAGGGTTAAAACAGTTTGAGGTGTAACTCCACCATTCACATCTTGAGAGGTTTTAAATACCAAACTGCCTGGCATCCTTGTTGCCGCAGGAGTTCCATCTATATAAGATTCAATAAACGCAGAAGATTGATTCCCACTTCCATCATTTCCTTGAAAATATATTCTTCCTAAAAGATCATTATCCTGAACAATCGTATTATTTCCAACTGTGGCATTTCTTGATTTTGAAAAATGTAAATAACTAGCAAGATTATTATTTGAATACCTTGCTAACACGATGGCAGTTTTCGCATCCGTACCCGCTATTTGTACCTTCTCAGTTCGAGAATGAAGATTGGAAGACGTGCCAATAAGCAATCGACCTGATGAATCTATTCTGAGCATTTCTCCCGCACTGGTTTGATCATAAAATCTCAAACCGCCGTCAGACTCTAAAACTTGTATAAATCTATGATGTGAGTTGGTCTTAAAATCTAATCTTGCTGCTGTAGTTGTACCTGTAATTTTCGCTATAGAATCAGCTCCTCCATTTACTTCAAAACTTACATCTGGACTTGCGACTCCTACACCTAATCTAGTAGGGACATTGACATAGCCAGAACTATTAAGCGTTAATCCTTGATTACCTCCAGCAGTTAAAGAAACTGTATTTGTACCGCCATAAATTCCTGAATCTGTATCACCAAAATGAATAGCAGGAGCCGAATTGCTTCCAGCAGTCGCTTGTAAAACTCCAGTTAACGTTCCACCAGCTTTTGCTAAATATGTACTATTTGATGTGGTTCGTTCTGCGTCAGTAACAGCTTTAACGCCAGCAGGAGTTGTAACTCTTGCAGTGTCTGTACCAGTCGTTGTCTCTGCTGAAGTTGCTAATTCTGCAATTCCAGAAACTGTTGTTGATGCTGCTGGAGTTGATACTGAGCCTGGACCAAATATTTTTACAATGCTATTATCACTGGCTCGCATATAGCCGCCAATGCTGTTGATATTTGCGTTTACTGCTAGTTCACCAACTTCTGGAAGATGTGTCCCAGTTGGTACAGCGTTTTGAGTAACACTGTTTTTTAGTTTGATTTTGATAGCCATAATTCAAAGCTTATGCAAGCAATACTCTTGAGGATGAGTAATCCTATTCAGGATGGTCTTATCTTAGCTTCTTCTCTAATAAGTACCGCCACTAATTACAGAAACGTTTTTCCATTGACCATCAGCCGCATATTCAAAGAACTGTCCAGCAGTAGGAGATGCAATCGTTACATCTGACAAATCATCTAAGGCAGAAACAGAACCTGGGCCACTTAATGTATCAACTCGATCCCAGTCATTAAGCCCCATGCATAAGGCCCAATCACCAGCGTCAAAGGAAGTTGAAGGAACAACAGCAGTTCCATTACCTGCTACAACACATACGAAATAACAGCCAGTTAATGAAGCAGTTCCAGCAGGAATAGCATTTCCTGAACTAAATCCTGCGCTCGTTCCAAAGGAAGTCAGGGTAACAATCAAACCATTAGTTGCATTAAAGGTGCCGCAAAATCTGAGGTTCTCTTCTGCTAATCGTCCAAAACCAACAGAAAACCAACTGTTACCGTTGAAGATTCTTAATTGCCCCGTTGATTCTTGTAACCAATAGATACCAGTCGGCAGGTTTGTAATATCTGGTTGTGCTTCTTGAATATATGAAATTGCATTGTTACCAAGCTTATCCATCGTGATGGAATCATTAGCAATAAATGCAGTTCCAAAAGTACCTGTTGTGACCTTGGAAGCAGGCAATGATGGAATATCACCAGCCGCTAAATTATCTCCTGAAGTAACAATTCCTTGACTTGAAACTGTAACTTTTCCGTAGGTACCGCTAGTAACACCGCTATTGGCCAGAGACAAAACACCCGCACCAGAAACAGTTAAAGGAGCACTTCCCGCTGGAACACTTATAGCCCCAATAGCACTTGTTGTTGCTGCGGGCAAATCTGTTGCTACAAGTGCAGTTGTACCTGTAATTAAACCTAAAGCGTTAAAACTTATTCCAGATCGTGTTGCCGCAGTAATACTATTATTAATTGATATTGCACCTAAATTTGTAACTGATAAACCACCTGCCGCTGGAACGGATACTCCACCAACAGCAGAAGCTGTAGCTTCAGGAATATCACTTGCAACCAAAGCAGCCGTTGCTGTAATCAAGCCTTGTAAGTTATATGTAATTCCATTTCGTGCTGATGCTCCACCTGTGACAGCATTATTAATTCCTAAATTCCCACTCGCTACATTTAACGAACGATCAAGGTTTGAAGTGTTTAATTTTGCTGCTGTAATTGTTGCATCAGTTATTTTTGTTCCTGCAATACCACTAGCAATCTTTGCATCTGTAACTGCTGAGGCTGCTATGGCAGCCGTATCAACTGCATTATCAGCAAGTTCACTAGACCCTATTGCATTAGCAGCAATCTGAGCTGCAGTAATTGTATTATCAGCAATCTTGGCTGCTGTTACAGCTAAACTATTGATTTTGTCAGTTGTTACGTTTAAATCTAATATTTTTGCTGTTGTAACTGAATCACTAGCTATTGCCGCAGCATCAACAGCATTATCTGCTAGTTCAGACGAACCAATTGCATTGGCAGCAATTTGTGTAGCTGTGATTGTGTCATTTACTATCTTCGCTCCAGTGACAGAAACATTAGCAAGGGCAGCAGTATCTACAGCATTATCTGCTAATTCACTTGCTGTAATAGCGTTTGCAGCAATTTGAGTTGCAGTAATTGAATTAGAATTAATCTTCGCCCCAGGGATGTCACCGTCACTAAGATTTAATTTTGCATAAGCAATTGTTGTATCAGTGATCTTTACATTAGTGACAGCACCAGAAGCAAGTTTTCCTGTCGTAATACCTAAATCAACAATCTTTGCCGTTGTTATAGCTGTATCTGCTACCGCAGCAGTATCAACAGCATCGTCTGCTAATTCTGACGAACCAACAGCATTTGCTGCTATCTGACTTGCAGTAATCGTATTATCAGTAATTTTTGCAGCCGTAATAGCACCACTAGCAATCGCTGCTGTGTCTACTGCATTATTTGCCAACTGCGTTGCTGTAACAGAATCAGTTCCAAGTTGCGTCGCAGTAATTGATGAAGATGTAATTTTTGCACCACCTATATCACCATTGCTAAGATTTAACTTTGCATAAGTAATTGTTGTATCTAATAATTTACTTCCTTCAATGCTTCCTGCTAATTGAGCATTAGTAATTGTTCCACTTAAGTTTGCTGTTGTGTATCCAGTTGCATCAGTTAACAAAAATGCAGGGCTCGCATCTGTCGCACCGAGAGAAATACTGACACCGCCGATGCTAATACTTGAATTTGCTAGTTTCGCATTAGTAACCGCCGCGTCTGTTATCGAACTACTTGTAACCTGATTGGCTGCCAATGTTCCTAGCTTTGCCGCAGGAATAGTTGCGTCATCTATGACTGCAACGCCACGGGCAATCAAATCTTTGACAGTAACTTTTTTTGTCTCACTTGCACTAACATCAGCCAGTGCTAATGGATCAGTTGCCGCAACACTTCCAGACGCAATACTGGGTAGTTGCGTAATTTGTAGATCAGCCACAGCTACCTCGCATAATTAACACATTTAAAAACAGTTTAGGAGGTTATATCCTCAAGTAGAATACCTTCTCCATCTTCTTGCAATATCCTATCTGTATTTTCTTGAAGTAGGTATGAAGGTGGTTGACCATTATGAAGCTGAATATCCCCATTTGATATAAATTCAATCCTTGTTTCAACTAGCCCTGAGGCTGGAACAGTAATCGCAACATTAGTAACAATACAAGTTGTTTCATACCAAACACTGTTTTGACTAACAGCAGGTTCATGATAAATAAAAAACTTGCCTTCAAAATCTGCTCCTTGCTTAATACGTACCAGTAATTGTGCTAAATAGATTGGGAACTCAGGTTGTAAAACATTAATAGTGTCGCCCTGAAAAGCACGATGCTGCCAAATACAATTCAAATTACCTTGACCAGAAATTAGTCCATTCTCGTATTGTTTTTTAAATTCCTCTCCTAAAACAGTTATATCAATATTGTCTCGTGAAGTTGTCAGTTCAAAATCTTTTACCTTAGCTAAGGTTCTATACCTTGAAGAACCTGTTCTTATTGTTATTTGTTTGGCAGAAGAAGGTGTCACAAGAGATAAGGCTTGTGCTGTCTCTCCTGCTAAAGAAGGTCCAAAAGAATTATATAATCTCATCCCACCCATATCATCAACGTGGACATACCATCGACCATCTGGATGGTTATGCCCTGAAACAAGTTCTAAAGTTGACCCATCTACTGTCGCAACTGAAATTTGATCTCCTGTCAATATTGCACCAGCCGCAAAATCAACACTAAAACGTTTTTTACTTGTATTAATATCAGCAGGATCTAGATTTGTCTCAAAAGGACCAGAAGTATCTCTTTTTAATTCAACGAAACCAGTCGAGCCAAAATAAACAGTCATTTAGAAAGCAAGTGATGTAGGTGCTCCTGTTGCTTCAAAACTAACGTCAGCAGAACTGATTTCTCCCATTGAACTACCTAATGAATAACTCGTAATAAAGGCATCAAGTACGATTTTCTTAGTCGTACCTGCTCTTGTCATATTCAATTCCATCTGTACTGCAGGCATTGCTTCTCCAATATTGGCACTACTTACTTTTCCTAATAAATCACTAGCAACATTTGCAGTGTCGTTGTAATAATAAAGACTACAACTACCTGTAAGACTTCTTACACCAGCTTCTAATGTTCTGTTCTTGTCGCCTAAAGAAGTTGTTTCAAGAACAGCCTGATTAGCAGTAAAAGACCAAGAACGTACCTTGCCAGCAGTCTCACCAGCTACTTTTAAAACGCCATCTTGCCCTGAGTAAAACTGAGCCATTTCGACTTAAATACACATTATATGTATA